GAACCGCCACATGCAGTCGCTGCATTGGTGCGTCACATCTCGCGTTGCATACCATCCCTGGGTTTCAAGTTTCATAATCCACCGTACATAACGGAACGCGGCTTGTGACGATATAACTCCCATTCTCGACGCGACTGCTCGCAATATGCAGTGAACTGTGCTGCACCTATTTCAGACGCTTTCGGATCGAAGGTGTCAGCATCTTGCTTCGAATAGGCGAGATGCTTCATCCACGGAATGAAGTGAATGTGATGCTCTGCTGGAATTTCAATTTCCTGCTCTTCAGCGGTCAGCGCTTCGCGCGGCTTCCGGTAGAGAGACAGCTCGACGGTGTCGTCGAACTCAGGAATACGTGCCCATCGAACGAGCCCCGGCTCAATGCCAATAACCATCGCGGTGACAGGCCCTGGAGTCAGATCGTCGAGGAGACGCGTGTAATAGTTGTAGTCCGTTCGCACAACTCGGTCCAAATCTTCTGGACTGACAATATCCAGTTTGCGTCGATTTGAAACCAGCATCGCTGAGCGAATTGTGATGATGGAAGGATGAATGTCTGAATAAGGTTCGCCAGTTGATATAGCTATCTGCGTAATGTCAGAAGTAGCATCTGCAATCATAAACGACGCGAGCCGACAGAACATGGTCTGAGCATCATTCATGTACTCCATTACTTCTTCGTCAGTCCAAAGATACGGCTGGACCGTATCTCTGACCTGCGATCTGAAGTAGTCCTTCAGCTCGGTCGTGTTCATCAGTCTTTAGGCTCCATGAATTTTGCCCAGTACATGTCCCGCTCTTTGTTGATTACTTGAAAACCAACCATGTGTTCGAGCACTTTGGAATTGGGCAAACCTGACGCAGTGAAATCACCACGATCGTTGCGCTCAATAATGTCTGCGAACGCTTTGAAATACTTTTCCTGGCGGTCAGCATCGCTGATGATAACCGGGGCAGCAGTAGCCTCTTCGACAGGAATTTCGCTTTCAGGTATGCCGCCTGCAGCCATGACATCTTCCCATAAAGGTTTTGGCACATACGTCGCCTCTCCTTTTTTGAAGCTGACAAAATGACCGCATGTTCCGCCGATTACTTTGTCACGATTCAATACGAAGTTCATTTGAGTTCACCTATGTAGGTTGGTTGGGTCTTCATTGTAGCAAAAGAAAGGGGAGCACTCGGCTCCCCTTTCATCACTTAGCGCTCACCGATTAATTGGTTTGAGCTTCGTTGAGACGACCACGGATGGTGTACAGAACGCGGACGGTCAACTTACCTGCAGTGGCGGTAGCCACGGTGGGTGTGACAGTCAGACGAATTGCAGCACCATCGGACACATAGCCGGTCGGAACCAGCGCGGTGCGAGCTGCGGTGGTCTTGTCGGTAGTGGTCAGGTAGCGGTTGGTGGAGGCGGAGTCACCAACGATGACGTTGTAAGCGGTAGAGCCGGCGAAGGCAGTCTCCGTTACTACGTCGCCGCCGACAACAACCGCACCATACGGAAGGTTGATAATGTCAAAGGCGTGAGCCGCTACAGTGGCGAAGGCGTCAGCCGTGCCAGATGCGTTGGTCATTGTATCGCCAATGGTGAAGGTGAACTCAGCCATCAAAGGCCACTGAGCTCCACGGGTTGCGGTGATAGCTGCCATAATTTAGCTCCTGTTAAACAGCGACGTAGCAAGATACCACGCCGAAGTCTTCCGGGGTAGTCGTGCTGGTCTCGTAGATGGACGCGAACTGCGGTTTCTTGAAGCCGAGGATTTTCGACACCGAGATACCTTGCGAGTTCTCGTAGTCAAAGCCCTTCTCGTTCCACTCAGGTGCGCCGATGTCGGCCATACCCAGAGCTTGCGCGCCGCAGAACAGAACCTGACAACCCGGTACGCTGCCGCCGCCCCAAGTGCTGGAGTGGTAGACGTGGCGATACTCGTGGATGTGCATGCCATCAACCAGGATGCCGTCGCCGGTAAACAGGCTGTTGTTCTCACCACGCTGCAGAGAGTGCCGCATGTTCAGGATGAAGTTGGATTCCATCTTGAGACGGGCCATCGCTTTCGGGGTCATGAATACGTGATACACCTCGTCGCCGCCGTTGCCCTTCACACCACGGATGTAGTGCTCTTTGGCGTAGGACTTGAGCTGAACCAGCATTTCCCAAGAAGGATAGTCACCAGTACCGACTGCGCCGCCGACGAGACTGGAAGTTGCGCCACTCGTAACGAGCGAGTTCGTACCTTGGTCCCACTGCAGACGACGGTTGTTGGTCGGAGCCACGACATCAGCTGCGAACTCAAGGAACGGCAAGTCGGAACCGACGCGAGATGTGCCGTCAGTCTTGTAAGCGTAAGACACGCCCGACAAAGTCAGGAAGCCCAACTGGTCGATGCGGTCAGCCAGCCAGTACGCCAGAACGTCCTTGGAGTTACCACGGAATTCGACGATGGATTTCTGATCAGCCATACGGCCTTCGTGACGATTGGCATGACGCATCTGATCCAGGCGGATCACTTGGTCATACGTAACCATCGCCTCTTCGTTACCTTCCAGCGTGCGATCCCCTGCAACACCGTCGCCGGTCAAATCAGCCAGCAAGGTAATGACGGCGCGTGCGCCCTTTTCGGACTTCTTCAGCTCGGTAATGTGCTGCACCATCGAGTTCGGGCCTTTGCCCAGAAACTTGTTGATGAAGGACATGTTGCGGGCTGCTTTCCACAAGTCCATAGACCATACGGTCTTTTGTTCGTTGGTCAAGAGACCAAAATTCGTAAGCGCCATGATGGCTCTCCTTTGAGATGAGAAAATTTAGCTGTTCTGCAGTAACGCCGCAGGGCGAAATGGACTCGTCTCAGAGAGCGACTCTGGATAACGAAACGTGGTTATCACACGAAGTACACATTTTATATGAAAAAAAACCAGTGCTGTCAAGCACTGGTTAAAAATGCTCCATTGCGGAGCAGGGGAAGAAATTGTGGGATCAGGTGGCTTGTGCGGACTCGGCGTGCATTTTCTCTTTCAGAAGATAACCTTCGAGTTCCCACACTTTGTTCACAGCATCTTCGAACGCGTACTTTTCACCATCAGCCTTGTTGAACGTACGCACATCAACGCATGCAGACTTACCAATCACTGTGAAACCATTCTGCAGCGTAATCTGACAGATCGTAGTGCGGTAGTCACTGAGAACGGTGTAACTCGTCTTTGCGATCTTCGCGTAGATGTCCGAAATCGTGAGCGCTTTTTTCGAAGTTGGCGTAAGCGTTTGGGTGTGAATTAGTCTCGGTTGGATGTGGACTGTGTACCATACGAGAGCGGCTTCAATCTGAGATGTTTTGTCAAACATAACCGCGTCGAACTGACGTCCGCAGGGATCAGAACCGATGCCGATCTCTTCCCATTGGTTAGTAAAGGGGTCATGGCATCTCATATCGTATCTCCGCGCATCTTCGCGAGTTGCTCTTCAGACAATGCCGAGAACTCCTTGTAAGACATCTTCATGATTGCGTCGGGGCCAGGGCCACCGGCCTTGTCGGAGTCGAAGCCGACTTTCGAAGTGCTGGCGGGTTGCTTCTGCGCAGCGTCAGCATTGCGTACTTTGGCTTCTTTCGTGCGCTGCAAGCCTTTGTCCGTAGCTGCGGGAGCTTCAGTTTCAGTCTTGACTGTCGAACCCAGGACGTACTTCACCGCGCGTCCGATCGCCATGCTCGCGGGTAAGCCCTGGAGCATAAGACCTTTATGGAGGTCAAGAATCTCGGTCACAGCGTCGTTGTCGTACGCGTCGGAGTCCGGGTCGATCTGCGGATAGTCCCGCTCAAGACTCGCGATGGTGCGGTCATACTGCAGCTCTTCCTTGACGGACTCTTTCGCAGCGCTTACTTCCTGACGCGACTGCTCGTTGAGCACGGCGCGCTCCAGCTGACGCATCTCACCACGGAGCTTCGCAGCTTCCTTCGCCTCACCATCAAGTAACAGCTGCGCGTATTGCGCCTCCATTTCACCCAGCTTCGCTTCAGCTGCCTGGAAATCCTCAGCCAGCTTGCCAGTGGCCTGGGCCGCTTCAAGCGAGCGAATCTTGGCTTGATACTCCGCTTCGCGCGCTTTGGATTTCTCGATGACCTCACGCACGCGCTCGTTGGCTGTCTGCTTGTGCTTCGCGGGCTTTTCCGGCTCAGGTGTGGGCTCGGGTTCAACTTCCGGCTCGGGTTCAGCTTCCGGCTCGGCGGCGGCTTCGGGCTCAGCTTCGGGTGCGGGCTCGGCAGCGGCGGGCTCGGGTGCTACAGGTTCTTGGATGTCGTCGCCTCGGTCGACCGTTCCGGGCAGGTCGCCTCCGTCGTCATCGGCGGGGGCTTGAAAACGTCCAAATAACTTGCGGTAGAGGTTCACTCTGATTCTCCTGGTTGAGTACGGGATTCTTGCTGGGCTTGCTGTGCCATCTGTTGCTCTGCGGCTCGCCGGTCGTTCATCATCTTCATCTCAGCGGCCTGCTGCTGCTGCGCCATTTTCATCTGCGCTTCCTGCTCTTTCAACTGCATCTCTCGTTCTTTGAAGTGCAGCTCCATCTGGAGCTTCTGCAGCTCCATCTGGTGCTTCTCTCTCTCCATCTGCATCTCTGCCTGTATACGCTGCATCTCACCGGCACTGTCGCCTTGTAGCTCAGTCTGTGTCTGTGCCTGCTTCAATCCTGCATCAGCGCCCAGCTTGGCTGTCTCACCTTGCAATTTCTGCAGTTCAAGCTCTTGCGCGGCTTGCTGCATCTGCTGCTGCGCCTGCGCTTCAGGGCTGTTCTTGGCATCTTCCATCTGCTTGATGATGTCAGACTTGTGCAACAAACGCGAGTTCTCAAGCAAGGTCGAGTCGGGAATCTGTATGCCCAGCTCGCGCAGCTGCACCGCTTGCTGGAACTGACTGTCTTCCAAGGTCTCGCGTACGGGTGTGCTAGTTACAACGACGTCGTACTCACCCAGGGTCAAGTCGTTGAGCAGCTCGCCGGTTTCTTCGTCGGTCTGGTTCACACTGACTTCCTCGGTCTCACCTGTCATGCGGTCGCGTACCACGTTGACGACGCGCGGCTCAGTGTAGAAGCCCTGGATCAAGTCGAGGATCACAGTGGCAAGAATATGATCGGAGCGGTTTAGACTATCAGAAATGTTCGCATTACTGATAGAGCCCCGATTCTGGTTCAGTGCGACGGCCTTGGCGCTTACGTCTTCACGCGCCTGACCTGTCTGGTAGTCCGACACACCAGAAATCGTCTTGATGTGCTCTTCGGCTTTGTAGGTAATACGATCCAGACCCTGTGGAGTTGCGTTGGGCTGGATTTTCTCGACACCTGTAATGTCGTCGACTTCCAGTACCAAACCTGTCTCAGCGCCGCGCTGCTCCAGCTCTTCCAGAGACATATTCCGAAGCGCGCCGCTCTTAACCTTCCAGCCAGAGTTGGCGGTCGTGTTGATGACGTGTAGCTCCTGGGAACTGACCTTGTTAAGAAGTTCTTGCGGGCCAATGAGGTTCTCCACCAGACCCAGGGTTTGTGCGTTTCTGAAATGCGGGAAGTACGGCACTACGGTGAAGTGCTTGTACGGACTCCAGTTGTCGTGCAGCACGCAGTTGTCAGCTGTGACGGTCCACCGGATACGCTGGGTCAGCTTCTGAATCACCTGCAGACGGAACTGGTCACGCACGGCTGCGATCTTGTCGCGGCTCCAGTTGTCAGGAATCGGTCGTGTGTCGCCGGTCGTCTCGTCGAAGAAGTGCTTCTGCTTGTCCAGCATGCGGTGCTGGCGGTCAAGCACACGGACCTGCCGCATGACTTGTGACTCGTCGGTCACACCCAGGTAGTACGACCGGCCACCAAAGCGAGAGCCGAAGCGGTCACGCGCGAAGTCGATGGAGTCGAAGCCATAGGGGAAGAAGCTGCCTGCGCGATTGCGCAGATAGTCCGCGTCATCCTCGTTGTAGAGAACCGCGATGTCGTCAGCTGTGACCCACTTCGACGTGATGACGTCAGCCCAGCTGTCGGGATGATATTCCTCAGCGTCCGGGTCGATCAGCACGTTTTTCGGGTTCAACCGGAGGACGCGGATGTCGCCCTGCATGTTGTCTTTGAAGTCCATGCGGACGTCGTAGAAGCCCCGGCT